GCCCTGCCTCCACTTCCTCCATCATCGCCAAAAATCCGGGGCGGTCAAAACGGGTGCCTGAGATACCATCATCGGCTGCTGTACAGAAAGGACTAACAAATTCACGCCGTGCAAGACTCCCGGCGCAAGGTTTCCATCAGAGCTTTGATCTCATCGGCAAGGTTCAGCCGAATATCCATGCGCCCGTCCGGGTAGATGGTGACGGAGTGCAGCAGCTCGATTGAGATTTCTCTGGTCAGCGCCGTAATCCCGGCATAGCTCTTGAATTGCTCGATCACAGCATTGCCATTGTCGTCGCTGCCGCTTATTTTTCGCTCCAACTCCAAGACCGTGCGGGAGATTTCCTCTGCCTGCGCCGTCAGAGCTTTCTTCTGCGCGGCGAAGCTCTCGCGGGAGATTTCGCCCTCCACCAGCCCTTCATAGAGGTCTTGCAGCCGCTTGTCAAGCCGGGCTTTCCGGCTCTGGAGGGTCTGCAACTGTCGCTGCGCCTGTTTGCGGTCAAGCTGCCGCTGCTCCTGCCTTGTTTGCAGGAGCCTGTCTATACTGACGGCGTATTGGGCGTAGACCTGTATGGTGTCGATGACAGCTTCCAGAATATCGGCCTCCGGGACTTTTTCCTCCGAGCAGTCAAAGCCGGTATTCAGCCTTTTCATGACGCAGCGGTAGGAGCCGTTCTTTCTGCTGTCCCGCTGCATGGCGTGGCCGCATACGCCGCAGATCACCTTGCGCTTCAGCGGATTGCCGCTGCCGGATACCGCTTCGTATTCCCGGTATTCCCGCATACAAGCCTGCGCTTTCTCAAACAGCGCCTCCGGCACAATGGCCTCGTGCCTATCGGGGACGATGACCCAATCATTGCGGGGGATTTTGACTGTGTGGGTGCTGCCTACAATATCCCGGCTTCGTTTGCCGTACACCGTCTTACCAATATACCGCTCGTCCCGCAGGAATTTTGCGACCAGATTGGCCGTCCAGAAGTTTTCCTCCTGAATACTGCGCCACGGTTTCCTTGTGCAGCCCGCCTCGACCTTATAGTTCTTCGGGGAGCTTACGCCGTCACCGTTCAGCGCCGCCGCGATCTCACATGTTTTTGCACCATCCGCCGCCATTTGAAAGATGCGCCGTATCACGTCGGCGGCTTCGGCATCTACCAGAAGATGATTCTTGTCCTCCGGGTCTTTGACATATCCGTAAGGCGCATAGGGACTGAGAAACGCCCCGCGTTCGGCTCTGGCTTTCTTGGCGCTCTTGACCTTGCGGGAAAGATCGCGGCTGTACAGGTCATAGATCAGCGTCCGGAAGGATGTATCAAGGCTGTCTATATCCAGCGGATTGCTGCTGTCAAAACCGTCGTTGACGGAAATGAAGCGCACACCCAGGAACGGGAACACGCGGGAAATGTAGTCGCCCACGGTGAGGTAATCACGACCAAAGCGGGATAGGTCTTTGACCAGGATGCAGTTGATCTGCCCGCGCTTGACCTGCTCCAAAAGCTCCTTCACAGCTGGACGCTCGAAATTCGTACCGCTCCAACCGTCGTCACAAAATTCCAATATTTCAGAGCCGGATAAATCTGCATGGCTGCATACATAATCCCGCAGGAGGCTGCGTTGGTTGGATATGCTCTCGGATTCGTTCTTTTCGCCGGTTCGCAAATCCTCATCCTCGCTGGATATGCGAAGATACATCGCCGTTTTCATGCGTCAGTTTTCCTCCCTTCCAGATATGTACAGAGCTCCTTGTATTCGTCCCGGTAGCGGAACACGATCTCGATATTGCTGTCACCGTCCACATACACACGCTCAATCAGCGCCTGCGCCATTTCTTTTGTCAAAACATCCGCGCCCCGGAAGCTGCCGAAGGCCGCAAGGAACGGGTTTTCCGGCGTGTGCGCCGCTTCCGCCGCCTGCCGGCGGGTCAGAGCTTCGATCAGCCGCTCCGCTTCCTCGGCTTCCGCTTTGTAGCGACGTTTCAGCGTCATATACTCCTGCTCGGTCATGAGCTGATCCACATAGCTCTGATACAGGCTGTCATACAGGCCGTTGCAGCGCTTGAGTGCCCTTTTTGCCGCGTCCAGCCTGCCTTGCAGCGTCGCAGTCTGCTTTCTGTATTTGGGGGAGCTGTTCACCCTGCGGACAATGGCTTCCATATCGGCGGCAAGGGCGATCTGGGTTTGAATGGCTTGCAGGAGCATGGGGAACAGTGCGTCCTCCCGGATGTTTTTCAGCGGACAGCTGCCAATGTCGTTGGCGTGGGTCGGGCAGATAAAGGTGTACCACAGCTTTTTTTCGTGGCTCACATTCTTGTACCGCACCAGCGGACGCTTGCAGTCGGCGCAGCAGACCAGCCCCTTGAGGATGTTTTTGGTGGTTTCCAGATGCGTGAATCTGCCGAGGTTTTCAAAGTATTCCGCATTTTTGCGTCGGGCAAGCTCCTGCACCTTATCGAATGTCTCCCGGTCGATCAGCGGCTCGTGGGTATTTTCCACGACGACCCATTCCTCTCGTGGCTTCTTATACTGCCCCCGGTTTTCGTAAAAGGACTGCCGCTTCCTTCCCTGCACCATGTGTCCGATGTACACCTGCCGGGACAGAAGGTTTTTGACCGTCTGAACATACCAGCTCACGCCGTTATATTTCTCCGTTTTGCACGCGCCGGTATTATACAGGTAGGCGGAGGGGGATGGTACGCCTTCATCGTTGAGCCGCCTTGCAATCTGCGTGACGCTCACACCCTCGGCTCGCCACTGGAATATCTGCCGGACAACGGGAGCCGTCGCTTCGTCCGGCTCCAGCTTGTGGGGATTATCCGGTTGTTTGCGGTAACCGTAGGGAGCCCACGCGCCGATGAAATCACCGTTTTTCTGCTTCGCCGCCAGCGCGGAGCCGGACTTCTTAGAAATGTCCTTGCTGTAAACCTCGTTGATGAGATTTTTCAGCGGAACGAGATAGCCGTCCGCGCCCCGCTGGGCGGTGAGGGTGTCGAAGCCGTCGTTGACGGCAATAAAACGAACGCCCAGGAACGGGAAAATTCGCTCCAGATAGTTGCCGGTTTCCTTGTAGTTTCTGCCAAAGCGGGACAGGTCTTTGACCACGATGCAGTCTATATGCCCTTTGCGTACTTCCTCCATCATCTTTTCAAACTGAGGACGGTCAAAGTCCGTGCCGGTTCGTCCGTTATCGCAGAACAGCCCATACAGGGTAAGCGTTGGGTCATCTTCAATGAACCGGAGCAGCAGGTGTTTCTGCCCCTCTATGGTATCCGCGCCGGGTTTGCCGCTGTCCTCTACGGAAAGGCGGACATAGGCGGCGGCGCGGTATTGCTTCTGCGCCTGTGCGGGAGCTTCCATCGCCGGAATGACCGGGTTTGTCTTTCGTTTCGTTCTTGCCACTTATACCACCTCCCGTATTTGTGATCTTCTGAGAATATCCGTCTGCCATGCAAATTCGTCCGCAAAGCGGAAGCGGACTTCCACGCGGTTGTCCCTGTAAATGAGGATGCGGTCGATCAGCGCCACAACGATGCTGCGCTCCAATTCCGTGATGTTCAGGTGCTTTCTGAACTGCGCCATCCACTCCCGGTGCTCGCCGCCGTGCTCCCTGATCTGCGTAAGGGTCTCCTGCAAGGCGTCCATCTGTTTTTCGCACTCGGCGCAGCGTCCTGCGTAATTCTGCTTGAGCCTTGCGTATTCGTCCCGGTCGATGATGCCGTCTGCAAGGCTTTCATACAGGGACATGAGCAGCTTCTGGAGCCGCTCATGCTCAGAGCGTTTCTTGTCAAGCTGCCGCTGCACCTTCTGGGCTTCTGCGGTTCTCAGGGGGGCGGTATCCGTCATGGCAAGAATATCGTCCAGATCAACCACGTCCCGGATATACTGCTTTACCGTGTCCAAAACCAGTTGTTCCAGCGCCTCGTCGCGCATCCGGTGGGGCGAACAGGATTTATCCTGCTTGTGGGCGGCGCAGACGTAGTAGACATACTTTTTATTGCCGGAGGGAACGGTTTTGCGTACCATGCTTGCGCCGCACTCGCCGCAGAACACCATCCCGCTGAAAAGCTGCACGGCGCTGTCGCCGGGGCTGCGGCGGGTATCCAATGAGAGCGCATTCTGTACGCTGTCAAAGTCCCGGCGCTCAATGATAGCTTCGTGGGCGTCCGAAACGATTGCCCATTCGCTTTCCGGCTTTGTGACGCGCTTTCGCACCTTGTAGCTGGGTGTGGTTTCTTTTCCCTGAATGAGTATGCCTGTGTAGACCGGATTTTTCAGGATACGCAGCACGGCGTTGGCCGACCATGCCGCCTGCGGGTTCGCCTTGAAGGAGGTGGCAAACCTCATGCCCAGCGATCTTTTGTATTCCATGGGCGAAAGCACGCCGCTGTGATTCAATCGGGCGGCGATATCCTGCGGGCTCATGCCCTCCAGCTTCCATTTGAAGATATCCCGCACGACGTCCGCGGCGTATTCATCTGCCACCAGACGGTTTTTGTCTGTTTCGTCTTTCAGATAGCCGTACACGGCAAACGCGCCGATATACTGGCCGCTCTTGCGCTTGACCTCAAGCTGGGTGCGGACTTTCACGGAAATATCCCGGCAGTAGGCTTCGTTTATGAGGTTTTTGAACGGAATGATAAGTTCGTCCGAAGCGTTTTTTCCGCCGAGACTGTCATAGTTGTCGTTGACGGCGATGAACCGCACGCCTAAAAATGGGAATATCTTCTCGATGTATTCGCCAGCGTCCAGATAATTACGGCCAAAGC